AGCGATGTCCCGGCGTCTGAACCTTTAAGTCCGTTTTGAGCGAATACTGCGAGGGCGTTTGTGGTATCACGGAATGATAAACCAAGCCCTGAAGCGACCGGCGCGACCATAGAAAGCCCGTACTTCAATTCGTGGACGTCTGTCGCTGAAGCGTTCGCTGCTCCCGCTAGTTGGTCCGCTGCTTGTGTTGCGGTCATGCCGTCACGTTTGAACGCGTTTAAAGCTGTCGAAGTAATTTCCGCCGCTTCCTTCAAGTCGAGCTCCCCAGCGGTTGCTAAGTTAAGCGACGCGGTAAGGCCACCGTTTAGGATGTCTTGCGTGGAAACCCCAGCTTTAGCTAGTTCACCCACGGCGTCCGCTGCTTCCGCTGCTGAAAAGGCTGTATCTGCCCCGGCTTTAATAGCTGCGTCGTTGAATTTCTTCATCGTTTCCGCACTCTCACCAGTAACCGCCTTGATATTGCTCATTTTAGCCTCGAACTCGGCCGCTTTTGAAATGGTGCTCTTGATTGCTTGCTTTCCAAGATCAAAAGCCTTATAAGCAGCAGCAACTCCGATAACTTGTTTCAATAACCCACTAGAAGCACTTGTAGCGCTGTTCGTATGGCTTACAATTCCAGTTAAAGCACTAACGGCTTTCTGCCCGGTTGTTTGAAACGCATTCCCAAGTGAACCTCCGACTTGTGTCGCGAGCCTATTCGTTGCTGATAACAAACGTCCGCCGAATGAGTTACTAACTCGATCTGCGAAGCCGTTTGCTTTTGTTGTCAAGCCTGAAAACAAGCTAGACCATGACGAATTGATAGGATTCAAAACACTTTGACCGAGCGAGCTTGTCACTCGTTGCGCTGCCGATAAAACGCGAGCCTCGAAAGCTGCTAAACTATTGGCAATGTCATTAAACGCGGACTTGTAAGGTCCACTCATATTTTGAGCAGAATTCGCGAATACCGAACCGATTGAATGAGCTTTCGAGCTGATTCGTGTCGCCATCGAGTCAACACTGTTTGCTATTTCTGCAAAAGCGCTCTTTGGTGATTTTATCGCGTTTGCGATATCAAAACTAAACGCTTTTTTAAACCCTGAATTAACTTTTGAACCGAACGACAAAATTTCGTTTTTCATCGTCCCAAAAATGCCTTTTATATCATTTGATAAACGGATAAGGCCATTCCTCAAGGGTTCGGGCAATTTTGCGCCTATGTTTGAAGCGATACGCTGAAGCTCACCTATAGCGATTTTTACGCCACCAGTCAGACCTTGGCCGATTTTAGAGCCTATCGATTGATTGTTGCTTGCTAGTCGGTTCATCAATTCCCCAATTTCGCGAATCATCTGATTGGCGCTTTTAGAAGCAGATTGCGCGGCCGTTTCAAACGCTTTTTTAGTTGAATTCACGACCTCGTTCATCGCCTTATCGTATTCGGTTAAATCCGCACCAATAAGGGCTTCAATTGAGCCATCAAAAGCCATCACTTCACCTCCTTTTTTTCTTTTTTAGTGTCTATTTCGGAAATGCTCGTTCAATCGTTCGATTTTCGCGAGTAAATCCTCGTTATTTCTCTTGTCGTTGTCTTTTGGACTGAATAAGCGTCTAACTTTATCGCGGTCCTTTTTCTTGCTCAATTTACTTACTTCCGCTTTTTTCGCGTTAAGCGTATATCGTAAATTAAAGGCAAGCTCGACAAGATTTTCTCTTTCTTCAATACTGCGATAGTATAGACCTTCACGAATCGCGTCAAGCTCCCTTTTGCTGCAAGAATAAATGATTCGTGTATCTGTTAGACCTAAACGGGCGCACTCGATTAAGAGATTGCGTTCTTCAACCTTCCAATTTGCGCTTCCGTTTGTTCGATCTGGAATTGTGCCGTTGCTTGATCTTGTGCTGTTTCTGCTTTCGCCTTCAAATACTTCAAGGCCAATTCGAGCTTCTCGATATACTTCAAAACTTTTTCGTTGAAAAAACCTGAATCCACCATTTCTTCTTCAATAGCTTTAAAGATTGGCTCGGTAGTTGTCGCGCCCAATTCTTCCAATTTAGCTGAAATAGCTGTCAATGCTTCATCGTCTGATACAGCTTTCGCTTTCTTACTTGCGCATAACTTGATTAAATCAACCAACGCCGAATCGTTACGCTCAACTACTCGAAGGAATAAAGCACCCACGCCGTCCTCGTTTGGTTGTCCGTTGTCGTCGCGACTTGATAATTCACGATTGACTTTAAACATAAGCATATAATCAAATTTAATTTCGATTGCACGGCTTCCGACTGTAAATTCCATAGTTTATACTCCTTTTAGTTAAAAAAATAAAAGCAAAAGGGCTTTTGACGGCCCTCTTGCTTGAAAAATTAGCGTGTGATGTTGTTGTAATCGCCAGTTGTTTCGCCCGGATTTTGGTAATCATATACTTCATTAAGCATATTGATTTCTTCCGTTGAAAGCGGGAATTTCCCGTCGCGAAGACGTCCAACGATTCCGACTGTATAGTTAAGTTCAGTAAATCCATCAATCGCGTCGTCGAATTCGATATCGTCTGTGATTTTACCGTAACCGAATTGCGCTGGATAAGTGTCTTTACCAGTTGACGTGTCTTTTACGCTTTCGTCAACGATAACACGCCAGATTTTGACTGATTCACCCGTTTTTTGAGCGTCCAAGATAACTTGTACTGATGGATCTTTTGGTGCAAAGTATTGAGTCAACTCGATTGAGTGCTCGTCGGTTGCTTTTTCAAGCAAACGCCCTTGTTGTGTTTGTTCGTCGATGTATTCCCCACCCATAGTAGTAGAGCCATCTTTACGATAAGCTGGAAGCATTGCTCCCGTGCCTTTTTCTGCGTGAATTGATTGAATAAAGTAAAATACTTTTTTACCTACGATTGGCTTCGCAATCGTAATCTTAATTTTTGCCTTGTCTTCTGCTTCACTCATATTTTAAAACTCCTTTTTAATAAATAATTTCTGTTAAATTTAAAACGATATGATAGACCTCTCGGCCTACTGTATTATCTTTTAAAACATTTGTAGCCATTCTCGAATTTCTTCCGATACGCCTGATAGCTTCAGAGCGCACTCTTTCGACCTCTCCGCGACTTTCATCGCCCGGAAGGAATATATCCACCTGAACGCCTAAATCCTCGATAATGAGCCCCGTTTGGACTGTTTTCGAGGTGTCCGAGCTCGTTTGACCGATAACGATAAACGGCTCTAGCGTTTCCGGTTCCGGAAGATTAAAGTAAATCGGAATATCTAATGGCTTCAATTTTTCGCGAATATTCGCTAGCGCTTTTACTGAAGGTGTTTCGATAGTCATAAATCACCTCCTAAACATTTTACGGAGATTCTTAAAAAGAACCTCACTTTCTTCTTTCAATGCCGGACCGAGGAAAGGTTGCGCCTTCATCTTACGCGTTCCAAGTTCCACATAGACGGAATAACCAGCGGGGGACGTTACTTTGTATCGTAACATACCCACTCTAGCAACAAAGATACCGTTCCGCATGAAGCCGGTATCGACTGCTGCTTTCATTTTAGCTTTACGCTCAACCCGTAAGGCCGAACGTTGAAGCTCCGCGCTTACTGCCCGCCTTGCCTGTTTTGGTTTACCTTGTACGCGTCGAATGTATTTATCAAGCCCCTTGACTTTATAAGTAAAACTCATAAATAAATCACCGTGCTATTATGATGGTATCTTTTGCCTTTGATTTTCATTTTCTTGCCCTTGTAAATCACTTCGGAAAAATCCTTATGGATACCTTGCAAGTGCAACTTGAACGCGTCGAAGTCATACTTACCAAAAAGCCCCATCATTTCATAATTTGACATGGCATTTTTCATACAAGGTATCGGGGAGCTGTTACGCTTTCCCGTTTTCTCGAATAATTCATCGCTCGGACGTGTTTCAAAAATCAAAACAACGCGGTCGTTATAAATCATACGCGCCCCCTTTTTAAATAAATCTAGCGATTCCACGGGCGCGATTCTTGACTGCTAGGCTTTCCAAAATCACCTTGTTATCATCTGTTAGATAGCTGTCTTCCCAAGTAAAGCTCCGGCCTTCTTCGCTGTCAGCGGTTGCCCCTTCAGAGTTTAAGCGGTTAAATCGACTGACAGCCACATCACGAAGAATATAACTTACGCTATCCGGCAATTCTGCCAATGGAAAGTCCGAAAAGCGGTTGACGAACGCGATAACACGCTCGAAGCTATCCTTCACAATTAAGGCCAAAAGTTCGTCTTGTTCTTTGTCGCTTTCCGGGATTCCTTTCAACAAACGAATTTCTTTCGTTACTTTCTCTAGTTCAATAGCTGCCATCGTTTACCTCTTAGATTATGCTGCGACTGTTACTTTTTCGATTGTTGTTTCAACGACACCTTCTGGAATTTCAGCAAAAAGAACGTTAGCTCCAAAGAATACAGACTCGAAAGTGAGATTCTTTAATGCACGATCGCGAGCTACTGCAATAAGTCCGGTTTCGTCTGTGAAGTCCGCAAACAATCCGCCAAGATCACCACTTGCAACGTTCAAGTTTGCAAAAACGAGATTTTCGATTGCTGTCGTGTAGATCTTTCCTTCTGGTACGCCGTTCATCACGATCACGTTTTGCATACCCAAGAAGTTTTTGAGAAGAGTCATACCGAAGACGTTAGAAGCGTTAGCACCTACGCCGGCGTTTCCAAGGTATTCAGCAGCATCAACCGGATTCACGAAAGTAACGACTGGAGATCCTTCAAATTCGTTGAAAGTTGCGATTTTTGCCCACGCTTGAGCAAGTGCGCCTTGCAATCCTTTACCTTTGTTTTTAGTTGGGTTTGCTTTCAAGAATGTAAAGAATTGCTCCTTAATTCCATTTTGGATTTCGCGCATAAGACGAGTATCAGCTTCTGTGATTGCTACTGACGCACCATGACGTGCGATTGCTTCCGCTGACACGGAACGACGTTTTTTGAACCAAGCGACCTCGTATGCTTGCGCTTTTGCGCGAACCATTTGAGAAAGCGGAATATCTTCACCCTCTGCCGGGTTGGTTGCGTTCACGTCTGCGGTCCATTTGTAAGTTTGGATTTTGAGATCACTTGTCAATTCTTGACGACGTGTGACACCGAGAAGTGTCAATAGATCATTGATGTTTTTTGAGAATTTATTGACAAAATCAATAGACTTAATTTCGCCTAGATTTGCCATTGTTGTTAATTTTGCTTCAGCCATATTCTAGCCCTTTCTAAATAATTGAATGTTTTCAGCGATTGCTTGTTGACGCTCGTCGTCGTTTTCAATCGCCATGATATCCTCTTTCGTGAGCCC